GCTCTATTGAAAGGATTATTAGCTGCGTCAGACTTTGCTTTGCCGACAGCTGCTTGATAAGCGAATTGGTTTTCTTGAATTGCTCTTCCAACTCTGTTTTCTGGGCTAAGAAAAGATGACCCAACAGCCATAGGGTTAGCTACAGCTGTGTTTCTTACGGTAGACATAAAAGGATTAAGTGCGCCTAGACCTGCTTGAGTCATACTCAGCTGACTAAGCCCTAAGTCTCTAGCAACAAGATTTCGACCAGCTGCACTTCCCCCCAGCCCCATACCCATACTTCCTTCAGCTGCTCTTCGCATAATCATACCTTGATCGGCCATAGGCAGATTTCCGGCAATCATATTTCCAATTGCACCGCTAGCTCCGCCAATTAATTTACTATACCCCGGCATAGCCGTTTCAAGGTTAGCCATTAATATATCTTGATCAGCTGCGCTTGTTTTAGCTGCTAGCTCTTTTGCCTGATCAAAGTTAGTCAGGTTTCCTCTTATTGCAGCAGTTTGTTCTGCTGTTTGATCTACTTTTTTATACTTAGGAATCTTTGGCCCTTTTTTCAAAAGGCTTGCTCCTAGTCCCGCTGCTAATGCTGCTACTGCCATTATATTAAGCTTTCTATTCCACCACCACCGTGTGTATTTAAGTTTGTCATTTGTAAAACAGGTACAACCCCATCACCCATATGATTTGCTAGTTGATTCTGAAGAGAATCAAAGGCCAGATTGCGGTATTCTGAGGCTGCACCAAAATCTCTATTTTCTTCAAGCTTGATTGCTATTGCCATATTTTTAACAGCATAACTATCGCTAACCATTAATATGTCTGTATCGTTGACGGCGTTTATAAACCTAAGCTTTGCTATTACCGTTACAGCTACACTGTCACATCCAGAAGATGCTCCACCTAATTTAGGAATAATTGATCTTCGGTAAGTAGGTAAAGTTTCGTCTGGTTCATACTCAGCTATTTCTACAATAGTCCCAGCACTTTCATCTGTTAGCTCATAAAGTATAACATCACCCTGAGTAACATCTTTTGTAATACTAGTTATGCTTTTAAATAAATCAGTAGTAGTAGCGTAAGGTGTTCCAGCGGAAGGAGAAACTAAAGTTACAACTCTTCCATCTTGATAAATTGCTGAAGACCCAGCTCCACTTTTAATTGTCCTTACCCAGTTATCATTTGAGTCAAAACCTTTAATGGTAATTGTTTTGCCTACGTCTGCCTCTGTAGTCCCATAAACTCTTATTTTTTTACCAGCACCAGACAGGTCTTTATGTGTAGGAGCTTCGCCCCTATCTACCAGCTGGTATCCAATGTTATCCTTATTATCAAGAAGACCGTAACCACTTTCAACAAACTCAAACCAACCGTTACGGACAGTGCCGGGATTTTGTTTAACAGCTACAGACTCAATTGTTTCTATTTGTCTAGGCCAACAAATGCACCCATCTGTAACACAGATATTAAATTTGCCGTATGTACCTTTCCACTTACCGCTCTCGATCAAACGACGCTGCGCTTCGTTGATGTACTCAGTGGTGCGAGCATCTGTAGAGCAAAGATTAAGATGCTTTGCAATTCTGGTTTTTGCGTCTCCAAGAGTAACTTTCATACTACTGTGTAATAAGCTCTTGCTGTTCGTTTAATAAAGTAAACCCCGTAATAAGGAGGTAGATTTGTAAAAGGAGTTCCACTTAACCCCGGCCCAGTGTTAAGCATTCCGTCCGATGATTTGGAGCCGGGAATAAGAGAGCCTTCGCCTAAGTCTGGGTTTTCTCCTGTTCTGTAACCTCTTTCAGTGTATTTTAGAGTGTGTCCGTGTGGTGGTAAATTTTGCTCCAGTAATGTTGTTTTATCTAAACCGCCAGTTCTGGAAGCTTCTGTTATTTCTGTTCCGTTTTCAGTTTCACCTATTCCAACTGGAAACTTAGCATTAAATTCAGCATCTTTCTCCCAGAAAGGCCCAGTAGTTAAAGTTACTTCTGATAAAGAACCAGAACCGCCGTCATAAGTATTAATATCTGCTGCTGCACCAACAAATATTCGTCTTTCCCCAACGCTTCCAGAAACATAAGGAATAGGGTGTTTAGAAACCCAAGCCCCGTTGTAGTAGTAGTAAAGTCTGTCTGGTTGACCAGCTACAGTTCTTACCCAAGGCTTGTCAGTATCTTCAGTTGAAGGGATAGTGTCTCCATAATTAAAAAGAGAATAATTTCCAGCTACTTCAGCTGACGTAGAGTTAATAAATAAATTGTACAACTCTGGCACAGTTGTAAAACAACTGTTACTAGGAATTTCTCCTTTGTTTAATATTACATTTGTTGGCATTTTATTCTTCTACGCAATTTGATGTTTCGTCTGTTGATTTGTAAGCTATATTTTCATTACAATTTACAGTAAAGTTACTACCTCTTCCGTAATTGTAAGGGTCTTGTTCTGTGATTGTCGTGCAATCAATAATTAATTCTTTATATGTCATATTTTTTATGTGCAGTTTCCAAACTCTGGACAGTCTCCGTATGGTTCTTCAATAACTGGATAGGCGTGTAACCTAAAACCTTTTAATCTAGCTTGACCTGTCCATCCAATTCTAACTGCAAGCTCGTACCCGTTACGCATTGGCGCACCGTTAGTGGATTCACAATCGTCAGATGGTTGAGATAGTCTTCTTCTGGTTCTGTATTGAGGTTTATAATTATTTAACGTGCAGGTAGTGTTTGTCCCGCAAGTTTCTATTTTAGCACACTCGCTAAACTCAGACCAATTAACCCAAGCAGGATATTGGTTCGGCTTGTATTTAATATCAAAATCTACTTCCCCTTCTAACTCGTCAACCCACATTTCTCCATACTCAAGTTTTTTTAACTCAAAAGGATTTTCAAAAGAATAACTAGAAGTTTCAACGTAACATTGTATTCTGTTTCTACTTGAAACCAGCTTGCCGTCTCCGTCTGTCCCGTAAGTTACATCTCCTTTTCCGTTTTTAGTTAAATCCCAGAGTTGTATTCTGCAATTTCCGTCTAATGCAAAAATAAAACATCGAGATTCTTTGTCTATTTCTGCTTCAATTATTTCCAAAAAGTTTAATCCCGTCCAAATACCTTCCCAAGCAGCTGGGCTTTTTTGCCCGTTACCGCCAACTAAATCAAAATCTAAAACAGCTAGCCCTTTAAAAAATGTTCCCTGACTACTGTTAGTGTCTGGATTAATTGTTGTTAAAAGCCTGTTATCAAAAAGAACAGAGCTAGATATTCCAGAGATATTACGTTTTTGCTCATTAACTATTAACGGCCCTATTTCTCTACTTATTGGAATTTGACCGTATTCTTTCCATTCTCTTCGGCTTGAAACATAGCTTCTTACTCCGTCAGTAGCTCTATAAAACATATCACCATTAACTAAAGAACAACTGCGATCACTTACTGCTCCGTAATTAATAGCTACAATCCTAACTGTTGGGTAACTTGTTTTTTTCCAATCATCTCTACTTGTTGGAACATTTACAGCAAACACCGCTTTATCTGTGTGAACTAAAAGTTCACCCTGACCAAGAGAGCTGTCAGGTTGATTCATAAACTTCATTGCTGTTATATCGCCAGTATTTAAAGGAACAGCAAAGGCTCCGCCTTCAGCAATATATGTATTTTCAGTAAATTGAATTACGCTAGTTGGGCCGCCTACTATATCCCCAGCAACAAACTCTCTACCTTTTGAAACCCAAAGCCTTCCGTTGCCGTAAGCCATTGCTTGCCCGACAGGCACTTCATTATTTCTAACATCTGATCTTCGAGAAACAGCTCCGTTAAAAATAATAGGCAAGCTTCTCCCGTCTTGAATTATTAAATACTGCTCCGCTTGTTGAAAATAATAAACAGGAATATCTGAAGGGTTTTTATCAGCTATTTTTATACTTATAGTTCCAAGTTCGTCATTAACAATGTTTGCTCCTGTTAATGAACCATAAACTGTTGTGGCATCTTTTGCCGCATTAGTGCTTAAAGTAAAAAGACCACCATTTGCAAATTTAATTTGATCTCCAACAACTAAAGAAACAGGAAGTGCTGTGATTGTGACACCAGCACCCATTCCTGCGCTTGGAGATCCAGCTGGGTAACTTGTGGCAAATGTTAAAGAATCAATGTTAGATCCTGTTTGAGTTGCTGCTTGATTAATCGTAAAAGAAGTAACAGAACCGGCAGAGTTTACAGCTGTTATAAAAGTTCCTGCTTCAATTCCGTAACCAGAAACGCTTTGCCCAACAGCTATTTTTGAGCTTGAATCACAAGTTACTGTAGTATTTGAGTTTATATCACAAGTTGCGTCTGTAAATTCAGTTATGTAACCAGCTGAATTATTTAATGCTATGTTATAGTTTTGATTTTTAGTTGGAGTTATATCTTGAACTTCAGCCCCTAAATTTTTTTCAGCATTTAGATTAGTGTCCGATTGTTTTTTTTGTATTGGCTGAACTCTAGGGTTTATTTTATAAACACGACCACCTATAGCGCATATTAAATAATTATTTTTTCCAAAATTATAATTATAAGCTCCGTGATAAGTTCCTGTTTTAAAGTTTTCCTGCATTTCTTCAGCTTTCCACTTGCAGTTAGCGGTAAAAACTAAAGGAATATTTTCAAATCCGGGTCTGGTTTTTACATAACCACCCCTCATTGTTGCGTTAACAGCAAGGCTAGCTTGATTTCTGGGAAGTAAATTAGGTGATTTCCCAGCATCAATTCCGCGTTCCAGCGTAAGGAACCCGTCGCTGATTCGTTGTTGATCTATAACAGGCATTAAGAAACAAAAATCACAAAGTCCCAGTGAGCGTCTGTAGTTGCATTATTTCTAAAAACAATTTTTCTTCCAACTCCTGAAGTTTGTATGGAATCAACATACATATCAGTTGCGTAAATATTTCTAGCCCCTATAGCAACTGTCGGAACAGGGCCAATAAGGTCTTCTACAAAATTAACAGTAAAAACTAATCCAGATCCTCCATCACCTGCAACCGTTATAGCACCTATGTTAAATGAAGACATTTTATTAACAACCCCTCCGCTAGAATTGTATTGCAAAGATGCTCTTGCATCTATTTCACCTTCTCTTTCTACACTACTCCATTTAGGTTTTACGTTTGCGGTGTCAAAAACTAAGTATTGATTGTTTGATCCTTTAGGGAGTTTAACCCAAGCTGAACCATTCCAGTAAACCATATCACCAGCAGCACCGCCAGCATTGCCCAATTTAGTAAGCTCTAACTGCGGAGATGTATTTGTCATTGTTGATAAATTTAATTTATCACTTAGATCAGCAAACTTTGGTTGTCTCCATTCGATTCCGTTTCCAGATAAACTGTTTACAAATAATGATTTATCATTTGCACCACCAACACTTAAAATAGTTTGTGTGCTTCCGCTATGAGTAACTAGTTGTCCTTTTGCGTTAAGGCCGCTCAACCCAGTGCCAGAAGCTCCTGTTGTGCCTATAATTCCAGCTGGAGAAATTTTAACTGAACCGCCGATTGTAGCTCCTGTGGCTGATCCCCCAGTAATTCCACTTGTGCTATTAACAGCATAACCGAGATTTTTAACGGTCATTTGACCAGTAGCCAAAGCTGTTACTTCGTGATACCCGAACCCCGTAATAAAAACTAATTGACCTACAGAAAAAGCTCCAGATTCTTCTACATTTAGAACAGCTGTTGCGCTTGACCCCGGTTTAGTAACACTATTTCCACTTGTAGTTTCAGTAAATGCGCTAATCCCAGCTGCTCCAGCTGCTCCTGTTGCTCCAGCTGATCCTGTTGCTCCGGTTGCCCCAGTTGGGCCAGCTGCTCCGGTTGTTGTAGTAGTGCAAGTAGTTTCGCAGCAGTCCGTATTTTGGTTTAATGTTATACCCATCGTTTGACAGCTAATTAAATTTATGAGGGATTAACCCCTATAGAGGTTTATTACCTATAGGTTACGCCTCAACTGTCAAACGGTTTGATTAAGCACAAGTATGGCTTGGCGTTTGACGTGCAACTAAATGACATCGAGCTAGAGTTGTACGCATTTCGCATTAACCACTCCCCCGAAAAGGGAGGGCTAGGGGCGTTTAAGCACTTTAAAAATGCGGCGAACCTTTTATGGCCTAAGTTAATATGGAACCCGTGGCTAGAAAAACAAATCGAATCTTTATGTGAAAATCAGTGGGTTTGCTGGTCTGGTTGTGGTGCAAGCGGAAAGACTTATGCAGCTAGTCTTTATACTATGGTGTACTTTTTAGCTGCTCCTTTGCAAACCTCAGTAATCCTTACCTCCACTACAGCTAAAATGATTCGTAAACGTGCTTGGCCAGTAATCCAAGACCTATACCGAACCTGCACTGGCGGCTATCCATCACATATGGTAGATAGTAAAACAACACTGCAAGCTATAAGAGGTGATGATAAACACGCTATATTTGCTATACCAGTTTTAGATGGGGCAACATCAAAAGCTGTCGCAAACATTCAAGGTATTCGTTCCCCTCGCACTATGGTTATAGTTGACGAAGCTACTGACACGCCAGAAGCAGCTTTTGAAGCTTGTTCTAACCTTCAGAAAGGTACTAGAGAGTTTAAATTCTTAGCAATTGGAAACCCCCACAGCAAATTCGACCAGCACGGCAGGTTTGCAACTCCCAAAAAAGGGTGGTCATCTGTCAGTATTGAGGATGATGAATGGGAAACTGAACGTGGCGTTTGTGTTCGGTTTGATGGGATGAAATCTCCCAATATGCTAGCTGGAAAAACAAAGTATGAATTTTTAATTAATGAAGACCAAGTGCGGCAAGCCCAGAAGTATGACGGGGAAGATTCTCCTAAGTTCTGGAAATATACTCGCGGTATGTGGTCGCCGGAAGGGGTCTGTAAAACAGTATTAAGTGAGAATTTAGTAGAAAAATACAGAGTTATGATGCCAGCTGTCTTTGTAAAGCAAAGCTATATGGTTGCCGGATTAGACCCAGCTTTTAATGGTGGCGACAGGTGCGTTATCCAGCTGGCTAGGTATGGAGATTTTGATAATGGCAAAATGGGAATACAGCTGGAGCGCAATGAAATTATAGAAATTGATGCTCAATCTTCTGAGCCTGTTCATTTTCAAATTGCAAATCGTGTTCAACAAATTTGCGAGGAAAATAAAGTTTTACCCCAACATTTAGCTATAGATGCCACCGGAGAAGGTGGTGGCTTGTGTGATATTTTAGCTAAAGTTTGGAGTCCAGCTATTCAAAGGGTTGAGTTTGGAGGCAAGGCCAGTGACAGGCCTGTTTCTCCAGAAGACCACAGAAAAAGTAGTGATGTTTATGGCAATAAAGTTACAGAGCTTTGGTTTAGTGTTCGGCAATGGGTAATTAACGAGCAGCTAAGAGGAATGCAGCACGATGCGGTTATTGAATTTTGTTCTCGTATGTTTGATGACGCAAAAAGAATGACCATTATTGAGAGAAAGGTTGAAATGAAAGCCAGAACAGGAAAGTCTCCTGACTTTGCTGACGCTGTAACATTGGTTATTGAAATGGCCCGAAGACTTGGCGGATACGCAACAGCCCAACCATTAACAGGCGGTTTGACCAGCTGGGATCGTATGGTTAGGGAATACGACAGCGTTTATAACGACACATTTTCCATAGAATGAAGACTTTAAAAGAAACAAGCACTGTTCCGCCGGGAGGGTATAATTACACTCAAAAGGAAACTGGGCATACAATTCAAGCAAACAGTCTTAATCAATTGTTTACATATGTAATAAGGCACAGAGAGGCGAATAACTTGCCTGTTCCTTTTAATATACAAGAGCATATTGAATCTTCTGTTTGTAATGAAAGACCAGAGCTTTGTAGGGACTTGGAAATAAAGCCAGCCAACCCTAAGAAAAATATTTCTTTTGATTCTGCTTTACGGTTTACAAAAACATTAGTTTCAGCTGGCCTAAAAAGATGTGGTCAAGCAGAGGCAGATCAACGTGCTACAATTTGCTTAATGTGTGAGGATAATGTTGATCCTGTTGGCTGTAGCAGCTGCAAAAGGGGTATAATAAAAAAAGCCGTAAGCTTTATTGTAGGAAACAAAGAAACTCCGTATGACAGCTCTTTAAAATCGTGCAAGCATTGCGGCTGTTTTAATGCAGCTCAAGTCTGGATACCACTAGATGCGCTACGAAAAACAATCTCTAAGGAGGAGAACGATGCGCTTCCAGCGCACTGTTGGAAAAAGATATGAACAGCAACACGCTGCCACTTGAGAATATAGACGATGCAGGTTCGCCGCCTGAGTCACGGTTATCTTCCGCTGATGCCGTAGTCGATTTGGTTAAAATGCTAACTCGCGCTGACGAGGAAAGGGCAAGAGTAAGGGCAAAGGTAAAAGGAATAGTAGACGGAAACCCTCCTTACAATAACGCTCAACTTAGAAAAACAGGCCAAGCCTATAGGACAAATGTAAATTTTAGGGAAGCTGAAGCTTTTTTCTCAATAGCTCTTACAGCGTTTTATGATATTTTTTCTGAAACACCTACTTACGCCACTGTAAAAACAAATGTTGGCAACAATGATGCTGAAAAAGTTGCTTATTCTAGGATAATTACAGAGGAATTTGATCGTTTACAGAAGAAAGATGAAGAATTTGATTATACAATGCAGCTTTCTCAGCACGAAATGGTGCTGTTTGGGTCTGGGCCTCTAACATTTGAAAGCCCAACCAGCTGGAGAGCTAGGGCGATTAAGTCTGGGGATTTGCTTATACCAGAAAACACACGCAGTAATCCTAGCGATTGGGAAGTTGCGGTTGTAAGAAGGAGATACCAAGCTCACGAACTTTACGGTTATATTCGTGATCCAAAAGCGGCTACTTCAGTGGGATGGGATGTTGAGGCTACTAGAAAATCAATTATCAACTCAGGCCCAGAGGAGTATCGTAGGCAGGGTAGCTGGGAATGGCATCAACAGCGTATTAGAAATAATGATCTTC